ACTATGCAAGATACAATCAAGAGATCCTAGGTAATGAAAGTGTCATTACATACTGTAAGACAAACGGTGTAGAAAAAGACATGGGTAATGAGCAAGCTGTTATTGAGGAGCTCGAAAAAGAGTTTGAAGTTGTAGGGTACCGTGCCGGCGACCTAGAAAAGAAGATCGATGAAAATTATATTGATCTTGCATACTTTATTAACTCAGGTCAGATAGAATCCCTACCAACGAATTGTAAGACTGCAGTACATGCGGTATTCCAGTTCAATCAACCGCATGGGGATCGGTATGCATACATTAGCGAGTGGCTTTCGCAAAAGATGTCAGGCGGTACCATACCTTTTGTACCGCATATTGTTCAACTACCTCATACAACCGATAACTATCGCGGTGCTTTCAATATTAGAGCTGATCAAAAAGTTATCGGTCGTATTGGTGGGTACTATACATTTGATATCCCGTTTGTAAAAGAATATATTAAGCAGTTAGCTACAAGTACAGACGAGTTTGTTTTTCTTTTTGCAGGTACTGAGCCGTTTATTGATCACCCGAATGTTCGGTTTATTAATGAGTTTCATAGCCCGTTAAAGAAGGCAAAATTTATTAATACATGTGATGCAATGTTACATGCAAGACAGCGAGGTGAAAGCTTTGGCTTATCAATTGCAGAATTTCTATCTTTAAATAAACCGGTCCTTGCATGGAATGATGGCCATGACTTAAATCATATTGAGATGTTAGCAGGTAGTGGTCTCTTATATAAAGATAATCATGAGCTTAATTTTATGGTTCGTAATATTTCAGCGTGGAGTAATCAAGACTGGACTAAGAGGGTGGAGCAGTATAAGCCTGAAGCTGTAATGAAGAAATTTAAAGAGGTTTTTCTATGACACAAATAGTTTTTAAAAGAGTTACAACGCCTGCTGAAGCTGAAAATCTCCGCGTTGTGCGTAATCAATGTCGTGAATATATGACGCGTAGTACAGAGTTTATTACCCCTGAGCAGCAGGAGGAATGGTTCAAGACTGCGTTTCGCAAATATGATCTATACATTGCGTATGCCATCGAGCATGGCGTATGTATTGTTGATGCTGGTTTTGGAGTTGTTCATAAAAATGAAAACGAATTTCTTTTAACTGGTGGTCTAGTACTTGAGTATAGAGATAAAGGTTTAGGTAAAGTTATCTTTAAGTTTCTAGTTGACCAATGTCATAAGTCATTACCTATTAGGCTTGAGGTATTAAAAAGTAATACACGAGCATTCAAAACTTACGAAGGCCTGAACTTTAAAGTAACAGGTGAAACAGATAAATTATATTACATGGAGTATCAATATGATTCCGTTATTTAAAGTTGCGATGTCGGATCAGGCAGCAGAAAAAGTATCTGCTGTACTTAGTTCTGGCTTCATTGGTCAGGGTTCGGTTGTAGAAGAGTTTGAAGATAGTCTTTGGGATGTATTAAAATCTAAGACAAGACCTGTCACTGTAAATTCGTGTACTGCAGCTATTGACCTATCATTAGATATTTTAAACATACAGCCCGGAGACGAAGTCATTGCAACACCTCAGACCTGTTTTGCATCTAACGTAGGTGCAATTCATCGAGGTGCTAGACTGCGTTGGGCCGATATTGATCCCTTGACCGGGCTCATTGATCCTGTATCAGTTGGTAAATTAGTTAATGAGAAAACCAAAGCAATCCTGGCCGTTAACTGGGCAGGTAAACTTTGTGATTATAAAGCACTTAAAGTATTTGGTGTACCTGTAATCGAGGATGCTGCTCATACCTGGGATGTATTTACGCGTATAGATGATGAAGATCGCGGTGATTATATATGTTATAGTTTTCAGGCAATTAAGTTCCTTACTACCGGTGATGGTGGTATTTTAGTCTGCTCACCTGAAACAGAAAACGAAGCTCGTACCCTACGCTGGTACGGCCTTGATAGAACTAAAAACGAATCGTTCCGCTGTACGCAAGACATTACCAAAGTTGGTTTTAAATATCACATGAACGATATTAATGCTGCAATTGGTTTAGCTAACTTAGGTAAAGCAGAATACTCAGTTGCTTGCAGTATACGTAATTCAAGAGAGTATATTACTAAAGTAAATAACCCTCTGCTGACTTTACCTGAATGGGATAATACTTGCTCATACTGGTTATTCAGTATGCATGTGAAAGCAGGGTTAAAAGATCACTTTACGAAGTACTTAGAGGGCAACGGTATTGCAGTTAGCCCGGTTCACTTCCGTAATGATATGTACAGCAGTATATCTCAATTCCGTGAAGGTGATCTACCAGGGGTAACATCGTTTACCGAAACCCAGGTTTGTATTCCTAACGGATGGTGGTTGACTATGTTTGAGCAAGAGCATATAATCAAAGTATTGAATGAGTATACAGGAAAATAATATGAGTATTTTAGTAATAGGTGGTAATGGATACATAGGTTCACGTCTTGTACCTCATTTAAGAAGTCATAATCACGAGGTAGAGGTTTATGGTAATAGATCTAATGATTACAATAAGCTTACTAAAGAGTTTTTAGAGCCATTCAAAACAATTATTCTTTTAGCCGGTCATTCCAGTGTACAGATGTGCGTTGGTGATATCAGATCACCATGGCATAACAATGTTCGTAATTTTATTAACCTTGTTGAGAAGACTTCTAAAGATACAAAAATTATTTACGCGAGTAGCGCATCTGTGTACGGAAATTCAGATGATATATCTACAGAGAATAAAATGTCTTTAGATATTCTTAACAATTACGACCTAACTAAAATTACCCTTGATATTGCCGCTCAAAAATATCAAGCACAAGGTAGACAAATCCTAGGTTTAAGATTCGGTACAGTTAATGGTAGTAGCCCTGTTATTCGTAGAGACCTTATGATTAACATGATGGTGTATACCGCAAATAATGAAGGTAAGATTACAGTTGCCAATAAACACATAAACCGTTCTATTTTATCTATTGATGATCTAGTACGCGCTGTAGAACGCATAGTGTATCAAGGTAGGTATAGTTTTATTCCTGGCATGTATAATCTTGCTTCCTTTACTGCTACCGTAGATGAGATTTCCAGTTATGTAAGTAAGAAGTTAGGTATTGAAATTATAGATAAAGGTAATACAGCAGGCGCTTATAACTTTGATATTAATACTGATAAGCTTTGTAAAGACTATGACTTTAAGTTTACTGAGACAATTGAGTCAACAGTAGACAGTGTAGTTAGTTGTTATAAAGATCCAACAACAAATATTGTTATACGAAAAGATTATATAGAATACAATGATTGACTATGTAACAGTAATCTATAGAAATTACGATCTATTAGAACTGCAGGTCGATAATTTCAAAAAGAGATTTGATAAAAAACTTTACAATTTAATTGTAGTAGATAATACCCCTGACAACGAAAAAAGAGTTCTACCTGAAACGGAAGACTACCAATATGTGTACTGTAATAGTGCACCAACGTTTGATGGTCTCTCTCATGGTCGGGCAATAGATTACGGCTTAACATTTTGTAAAACAAGCATCGTATCTATTATTGACTCTGATTACTTTGTATTGAACAATGATATACATTACTACATTGTAGACAAGTTTGAACAAGGTTATAAAGCTGTTGGTACCGAGTACAATGATGGTAAGGATACAAGACAATGGGTAAATATTAATCCTGATAACTTTAAAAACATTCCTTGTTGTTTTGGTTCTTATTATGATATTAATCTTGCAAGAGCTAAGAGCTGGGTACTGACGCAACAAGAGGTAGATCAAAATCGGGCTACAGGGTTTGTAGAAGTTGGTTGGAAGATAAGAAAGCACATCTTAGATAACCAGATTAAGACACTGGCCTGGCAGACAGATGCTTCATACTACGGTGACTGCTATTTTAAAAATGAAAGAGGCGACCTGATGGGTATGCATTACGTAGCGGGCTCACATAGAAGATGGAATGAAAGATCTAAACAAGATCTAAGAAACATTATACAGAAATATTAATTATGAAAATTGAATCTAATCCTTTTATACCTATGAAAATTGAATCTAATCCTTTTATACCAGATGTTAAGGTACTTGAACGCCCGGTATATTCTGATCATCGCGGCTTCTTTACTGAGTCACTAAACCCTTTTGTGGAGCAAGTCCTTGGTGTGACATTTGTACAAGACAACCACTCTATGTCTCACAAGTATGTCATTCGTGGTATTCATTACCAGTGGAATAACCCAATGGGTAAACTTTGCAGGGTTGTAAGGGGTTCGGGTATGGATGTAGCGGTAGACTTGCGTGCTAAATCACCTACATTTGGTAAATATGTAATGGTCTATCTTTCAGGAGATAATTTTAAACAAGTCTGGGTACCTCCTGGGTTTGGTCATGCATTTATCTCTCTGGAAGATGAAACTCATTTTTGTTACAGTTGTACAGCTGTACATAATGCGGAATCAGAAGGTGCTATTTGTCCTCTAGATAAAACATTAATGGTTGACTTGCCTTTTGCAATAACAAGTAAAGCTATAATTTCTGATAAAGATAAAAACGCTATGTCATTTGAAGAATATAAATTAGATCCAAAATTTTGAAAGTCAATTATGCTAAGTAAAACTGTTGTTACACATTTTTTTAACGAAGAGTATTTGCTCCCTTGGTGGTTAGAGCATCATAAAAAATATTTCGATCATGGTGTTATGATCGATTATAATTCTACTGACTCATCTGTAGAGATAATTAAAAAGATATGTCCAACTTGGACTATTGTTAAGTCAAGGAATGAATTCTTTGATGCTAAGTTATGTGACGATGAGGTAATAGATTATGAGAGTCAATACCCAGGATGGAAGATGTGCCTTAACGTTACCGAGTTCTTAGTTGGTGACTATTCTATTCTCGATAATGCAACTACTGATAATCTTGTTCTTCCGTGTTGTGTGATGGTAGATAATCAACCAGACGTTATTCCTGATCCAAATAAATCCTTGGTTAGTCAAAAGACATATGGTATGCATTATAATGATGGTGCATCTAAAATAAGAAGGTCAAGAATTATTCACAGTAAGCGGTTATATGTCTACCCTCTTGGCAGACACTTTGATACACCACATACAACTGACAGGTTAGTTGTTCTTTGGTACGGGTTCTCACCTTACAATACTGATGCTGTTAAAAGAAAGCTTCAAATACAAACCAAGATCCCCCCATCGGATTTTGCTAAGGGATATGGTACACAACATAATACTAATGAAGAAAAATTAAACGCTATCTACCAGGATTACCTCTGGAATAGCAAAGAGCTAGCTCAAGAACCATTTATGCAGTAATTTAATTTGTAAATAGCAATTATGAACATAGCATTAATTTTTGCAGGTATATCATTCGGTCATAAATCAGAGAGAGATTTTAATCATTGTTTCCCTAACATTGATCGTAACTTAATTCAGCCGCTTCGGAAAGAACATTCTGTTTACAATTACGTTATGACGTATGATAATGATAGAATGGACGAAGTTACCAAACTCCTCAACCCTAAAAGACTTGCTTCTATACCTTTTGAAGGTAGTAGGCAAAACCCTACTCGTAAAACAGCAATTACTCTTATTGGGGATGACGATAGTATTGATTTTTATATTATGTCGAGGTTTGATGTTCATTACAATAAAAGTTTAAAAGACTTTAACATAGACTGGGATAAATTTAATTTTACTTCTCCAGAGGGCAACGGTTACTGGGAAAGAGAAAAATGGGTGGGGGATACTTTTTATGCATGGCCAAAGCGGTTGCACGAGGAGGTAAAAATAGCTTATAATGAACTAATGAAGTATGACCCAAATCATATGCATAACTTTTACAATATTGTCTCTTCTATTATTGGTACTGAGAATATTCACTTCATGAGTGAAGAACCGCAATTGAGTGGTCACCTACTAACAAGTATCTGTACCAGGGATTACACCGATCGGTTACGCGGCAAAATACCAATTAACGAAGAAATTTTAGCTAAATTTCCATAATAAGGATTTAAATGATTAATGTAGTTATACCAATGGCTGGTAGAGGCCAGCGATTTATTGAGAGTGGGTATGATAAGCCTAAGCCAATGATTGATGTAGTTGGTGTTCCAATGATCAAACGAGTCATTGATTCACTTACGTCTAAACACAGCGAATGTAATTTTATTTTTATTGCATTGAAAGAACATTTAGATAACGGACTTCAAGAATTTCTTGAACAACAAGGTACAATTATTCCGTTAGATATTGTTACTGAAGGTGCTGCGTGTACCACATTAATGGCTCTCCCTTACATTAATAATTCTACGCCGCTAGTTATCGCAAATTGTGATCAATATCTTGAATGGGATTTTGATAGCTTTCTAGAGCATTCTAAAGACCGCGACGGTTCCCTGGTTGTGTTTAATTCTACCAACCCCCATCATAGTTACGCAAAAGTAAAAAAAGGTCAAGTTATAGAAGTAGCTGAAAAGAAAGTTATTTCAGATAAAGCCTGTGCAGGTATCTATTACTTCCGACATGGTAATGAATATATCGAGAGTGTAATTATGATGATTGCTAAGAATATCAGAACTAATAACGAATTTTATATTGCACCTGCGTATAATGAGTTAATTTCTGGACTAGGTAATGTATCGGTATACGAAGTTGACGTTAACAAGAAACATATGCTTGGTACACCATACGAGCTAGAAATATTTTTAGATAAAGTAGAGAACGGGGATGTTATATTATGAAAATTTTAATTTTTGGTAAAAGTGATATCGGTGAAGGTATTAAACAGCTGTACCCGGATACTGTAAACGTACCTAAAGAAGAATGCGATGTAAGAGATGCTTTACAGGTACGGAATACATTAAAAAAATATAACCCTGATGTAATAGTAAATTGTGCTGGTATTTCTCACGTACAGGTTGTTAAGGATTCCAACATAGATCATTGGAAAGAAGAAATTGATGTTAACTTAGTTGGCAGCTTTATAGTTGCAAGAGAATCAGTATCTTTAAATTTATTTCGTCCAATGATTTTTATTGCCTCAGTTGCAGGTATGTATGGTAAACCAGAACATAGCGGGTACTCAGCGTCTAAGTCTGGTGTTATTTCTTTCGTTCAATCACTTGGACTTGAGGGGTATAATGCCTATTCAATCAGCCCCGGTCGTGTAGATACTAAAATGAGAGAAAAAGATTACCCAGGTGAAGACATACGTACTAGGCTATCTACATTACAAGTAGCCGAAGTTATTAAAGAATGTATTGACGGTAAGTACGAGCCAGGTGATAATATTATTATTCGTAAAAAAGGTTTTACTAAACTTAAACGCGTGGATCAAGGTCAGCCTTGGAAGAAGTATCTTAATGTACAACCGCTGGGTGCACCTAAGCTAATCTAATGAAAATTATTTGTCATCGAGGCAATACGTTTGGACCTGATCCAGATAATGAAAATAAATCTGAAGTAATCGATTATTGTATACAGCAAGGGTACGATATAGAAATTGACCTCTGGGCTCATAAAACCGGTCTTTATCTTGGACATGACGAGCCAACATATTTCATCTCTATAGATTACCTCACATCACTAAAGACAAGATTATGGATACATTGTAAAAATCTTAAAGCAAGTACTGAATTATTCAGATACAGTGGCTTTAATTATTTTATGCATGATAAGGATGATTACACTTTGACAACTCAAGGGTATGTTTGGACTTATCCCAAGCCGCAGAACGTATTTTCTTACAATCAAGTTCTACTTGATTTTTACCCTAATGTAGATTTTGAAAAATATAAGTTGTTAGGTATTCATGGGGTATGTGTTGACTATGTCTAAAATTTCTATATGTTGTCCAGTTTATACCATGAACGGTACTCGGGCAGAAAAGTTTCTTGTTGAATATCTTTCTCATTTAATCTTTCAGTCGTTTAAAGACTTTGAAGTTGTTATTTCCGATCAAAGTACTTTTGATAACTTAAGAACTATAGTAGATACTTTCGACCACGCTCTTAATATCCGGTATGTACGTAATACCAGTGAGAAAAAGAATGCTGCCAATAATGTAAACAATGCCGTGAGGCATGCAAGCGGAGAAATTGTTAAATTACTCTATATGGATGACTTCTTTGTAGATCCTTTTGCACTACAAAAGATAAGCGATGCGTTTGATAATAATCCAGAAGGTAAATGGTTTATATCAGGTTTTACACACAGTAACGAAGATCGTACTGAGTACTTTGATACCAGAAAACCTTGGTATGGTAACAAGTATGTAAATGGTGATAACACAACCGGTAATCCATCTAACTATGCTGTAAGACGAGACTGTGCAATCGAGATGGACGATAACTTATTGTGGATAGTAGATGGTGAGTATTTCTATCGGTCTTACTACTATCATGGGGACCCTATTATGATAAATGACGTTTTGGTTTGCTTTAGAGAACACGGTTCATCTGCATTTCGAGATCCAAAATTTATGGAGTTAGATGCAAAAGAAAGACAGTACTGTATCGACAAGTATAATGGTACCATGCCAACGAAAGAAGTAGCATTGAGCTGGAAATGACGTTATAATATGTAATTATAAGGACTATATTATGAAAATTGGAAGTGAAACTATTGCGCTGCTGAAGAACTTTGCATCGATCAATACTAACATTGTATTTAAAGAAGGTGATGCAGTTAGTACTATCTCTAACGCAAAGAACATCTTTGCGAAAGCTGTTATTAAAGAAACGATACCTAAAGAGTTTGCAATCTATGATTTGAACTCTCTTCTGGCTATGTGGACGTTGACCGATAGTCAGGATATTGAATTTGGAGATAAATGTATCGGTATTACTAGCCCGGCTGGTAAATTTGAATACTATTACTCTAATCCTGAGATTGTAACTGCTGCACCTACTAACGAAATTGAGCATGCCGATGTTTATAAGTTTAAAGTAACAGCTGAAGATATTCAGATGATTATGAAAGCGGCTGCTATTACTGGCGCGCCTACTGTATCTGTTACTTGTAAGAATCAAGCCGTTTTATTATCGGTAAGTGATCGTAAGAATGATACTGCATCTAACTTTAGGAAATCTCTAGGTACATCCTTCGATGACTTCGATGTTTTTATTGCTGTTGAAAATCTAAAAGTTATTCCTGATGCATATGATATTACGGTTGCTAAGACTCCTAATGGTAAAGCTAAGTTCCTTCATTTCAAGCACGAATCTAGACAACTACAATATTGGATTGCAGCAGAACCTGGTTCGGTAGTTTGAGGGTAGCATATGAATGAGCATTTCATCTGGTGCGAGAAGTATCGACCTAAGAAAATTGACGATTGCATTTTACCTGAGTCTCAGAAAGAATACTTTAAGCAGATGGTTGCTAAAGGTGAGATTCAGAATATGTTGCTATGTGGGTCCGCGGGTACTGGTAAGACTACGGTAGCTAGGGCTCTGTGTGAGGAGCTTCAAACAGACTATATGATCATTAACGGATCAGAAGAGTCTGGTATTGATGTATTGCGTACTAAGATTAAGCAATTTGCCTCCACCGTTTCGTTTACTGGTAATACCAAGGTGGTTATCCTTGACGAAGCTGATTACTTAAATCCTAATTCTACTCAGCCTGCGTTGCGTGGGTTCATCGAAGAGTTTGCAAGTAATTGTCGCTTTATTCTAACCTGTAATTTTAAGAATCGTATTATTGCACCCCTACATTCAAGGTGCGCAGTAATTGAGTTTAAAATACCTAATGCTGATAAGCCTGCGATTGCATCTAGCTTCTTTAAGCGTGTGTGTAGTATCCTAGAACAAGAGTCTATACCTTTCGATCAAAAGGTGATCGTTAAGATCGTACAGAAGCACTTCCCTGACTTTCGTAGAACGCTAAACGAGCTTCAGCGCTATTCACAATCCGGTTCTATTGATGAAGGTATCTTAGTCAGTGTCAGTGAAGCTAATATGAAAGAGCTTATTGATGCTATTAAAGAAAAAGACTGGAAGAAGATGAGAGCCTGGGTTGTTAATAATCTAGATAATGACCCCGTATCCTTGTTCCGTAAGATTTATGATACGTTTGTACCTCTAACTAATCAAGTACCTCAACTGGTCCTAACGATAGCTGACTACCAGTATAAGTCCGCTTTTGTAGCTGATCAAGAAATTAATCTTGTTGCATGCTTAACTGAAATTATGGCATCGGTAGAACTTAAATGAACGAATTGTTAAGACCTACATTTGAATGGATAAAAGATGATTTTAAGTCCAATAGAATTCGGTTTGCTGTTGAGTTGGTCGCTTGGGCTATTAGTATTGGTTGTTCGATTACTATGGCTGCCACAGTCCCCAGCCCTCCGCTTCTTGTTCTTTATCCTATTTGGATTACTGGTTGCGCTCTTTATGCTTGGGCTAGTTGGACTAGGAAATCATTTGGCATGTTGGCTAACTACCTGCTCTTAACTACTATAGATTCTATAGGCTTAATTAGGATGTTAATGTAATGTTTGGAGAACCTAAAGTAGAGATAGTTATCGAGCCTTACAAAGCACCTGCTATATCACCCTTCGATTTTATAAATGCAATTACCTATAATAAGAACGATATTATGGTAGATGATTGGGCTGAAAAACAATATGTTCCATACATTGTAAATAAAGGGCTTTCGTACGGCGCTGATACCGTAATCCAGGCAAATGAGATGAACTCAAGACCTCATCTTGATAAGAAACTCCAATTCCAATTTCTCCTAAATAATATTAGGCCTAAGAAACGCTATAATAAGTGGATCAAAGCTGAGAAGATTGAATCGATAGAAGTAATAAAACAATACTATGGTTATAGCACAGAAAAAGCACGCCAGGTACTCCCCCTTCTAGATCAGTCTCAAATTGACCTGATAAAACAAAAATTAGAAAAAGGTGGAATAAATAATGTCAAACGAGTACTTCAAGATTGACTTACCTGGATATGCACCCCTAGAAGTCCTACTTGTTAAACCAGATGATTTTCTTAAAGTAAGAGAAACATTAACTAGAATTGGTGTTGCCTCTAGAAAAGATAAGATTCTTTTTCAATCCTGCCATATATTACATAAGCAAGGTAAATACTATATCGTGCACTTTAAGGAACTCTTTGCTCTAGACGGAAAGCAAACTGACTTAACAGAAAACGATCTAGAGCGTAGAAATACAATTGCCAAGCTCCTTTCTGACTGGGAGCTGGTAAAGATTATAGAGGTTACAAAATTTACCGATCTTGCTCCTTTATCGCAGATAAAAATTATTGCTTTTAAGGATAAAGGTGAGTGGGATCTACAAACTAAGTATAATATTGGTAACAAAAGAGTAAATTATAACGAGCAATCGTATAAATAAATTAAATTGACGAACGCCATTGGGTTCGTCTACAAGTCCCACCTTAGGGCTGTTTGATGCTACGGTATAAGGCGTCCGAGCAATTGCACTGTCACTCGTTAGTTGACCCAGTATTAAGTAAGCTGGATTAAGATATGCCTTCGGGGTATCGAATTTTTAACTTTTCGCTTAATAGGAGAAACTATATGTTCTACGCAAACATGGCTATTGATTCAATTCAAGATGCTAAAATCAACTTCCTCAAACAAACAGTACAGGAAGATTCCCTTAAAAAACCTTTAATTGATTTCGTAGAGGCACAACGTGTCTTTACAAAGCAAATCGCTAAGTCGGCCAACGATGTTATAACATTGGCTTCTGAGACATTTGCAAATGCAATTACTGGTGTAACTAAAAAGGGAGCTTAATATGACATTAGGTAACATTACTTTTGGTCCTGCATTTAAGGACATGGATAAATTTCTTGTTGGTTTCGATGATCAATTTTCGCGCATTGCTAAAATGCACGATGATATGACAAAGAATATTCCTAACTACCCTCCCTACAACATTAAAAAAACAGGCGATAATACTTACGTTGTTGAAGTAGCTGTTGCTGGTTTTTCTAAACAAGACATTGAGATCGAACTCAATGACGGTAAGATGTTAATTAAGGGTAACGTTCAGTCAAATGAAGCAGAAGAAAACTTCTTGTTCAAAGGTATTGCAAATCGCGCGTTCACTCGCTCATTCGCACTCGATGATCAAATCGAAGTACAAACTGCTGAGATGTTCAATGGTATGCTTAAAGTATTTTTAGAGCGTATTATTCCTGAGCATAGGAAGCCAAAGAAGATCGAAGTAAAAGATACTTCAGAAGCTAAACCTAAAAAAACCAAACCTCAACTACTTTCTGAAGAAAACGTTTTGTAAAATGAACCCCCTCGGGCCCGAGGGGTCATGAATATACTATCACTAATACCTGTTACAAGAAAAAACTGGGTTATTCAAGCCAGTGTTTTTGATGATCAGATATTAGTGTTTTTTCATAACCCGTTAACACTTGCATATTTCTTTAAGATCTTTTATAATGAAGAATGTGCTTATGAATTTATTGAGAAAATTATTTTAACATGATTAAAATTGTAAAATTGATTACAGGTGAAGAGTTGATTGCAGATGTAACGGGTAGTGAAATACTTTCCTTAAGTAAACCATGTGTAATACAAATGGTCCCTTCACGTCAAAATCCTGAACAACCTATGATGGGCATGTTCCCTTATGCAGCTTTTACTGAAGATCATTCTATTGAGGTAGATAGGGCTAAAATTGTCTGGAGTGCAAAACCGGTCAAGGAACTTTATAATCAGTACAACTCTGCCTTTGGTTCCGGTATCCAAATTGCTGGACTGTAATGTTTCATGTAGTAGTTCAAAATATTATGAAAGTAGTAAAGAAACCCTATTCAGTAACGTTAGTTAATCCTCTTAACTCAGAAGAGTGGATTTGTGAGGATTACAACGATATACGCTTTATTGATGGTGTAGAATACGTGAAAGTCCGTAAACCTATCATGCAACGCACTGTGCTGATGCGTAAAGATGCGTTACGTAAGAAGTAACGTAACAGTTGCAGTTTGGTCAGACTTGATATATAATAGATACATCTACTAAGGAGATATCTGATGAAGAAATTTATTGTAACTGTAATTGCAGGTTTAGCTTTTAGTAATTCTGCTTTTGCATGGGGCGATCGCGAACAAGGTGCGCTTGCTGGTATTGCAGGCTTGTGGGCAATTCAACAACTGCATAGAGGTGGTCAACCTCAAGTCGTATATCAGCAGACGCCACCTGTAATAGTACAACAGGCGCCTGTAATTATACATCAACCCCCTATCTATAACTTCCCTATTCGGAACTATTATTCTTGCCTAGTGCAAGTGCAAGACCCCTATTCAGGTATTATTAGAAACGAAGTTCGTACTTGCGTTAATTAGTAAATTTAACAGAATAACGGGCTGGTAGCTTAATGGTAAAGCGTTCGACTCATAATCGATTGAGTGAGAGTTCAATTCTCTCCCAGCCCACCAATTGGAGTAAGTATGGAAAATAAAACGTATATATTTGATGTCGTAGATGCCGAGGATGGTTCTGGGGATAAAATGCTTCAGTTTACTGATGAGTTCTTAGTTGACCAAGATTGGCGTATAGACGATATTATTAGTTTTGACGTACAAGAAGATAATTCAGTTATATTAAAGAATAAAACCTGGGAACAAAGAAATGAAAGTCTATCTAAGCAAATACCGCTATCACTGGATCAGCCCTTACACGATTCTTGAGAAGATTTTCTTTTGGCGTGAGATTGATTACGATGAGCCACTCATTGATAAACTTAGTAATATTCTGACACCTGTTTGTCAGGGTATACAGAAAGTATTAGATACCATACACCCTAAGATCGATTATGTAAAGATCGATAAGTGGGATACTTGGAGTATGGATAGTTCACTATCTCGAATTATCCTTCCTATGCTTAAACAGCTCCAGCTAACTAAGCATGGTGCACCGGGAGTTGATGATGAAGATGTACCTGAAGGATTAAACCTTCGTACTACCGAAGCACCTGCAAAAGAGAATGAATGGGATACAGACGAGAACTGGCATAAGCGTTGGGACTGGGTATTGTCAGAAATGATCTGGACCTTTGAGCAGTTAACATCTGATTGGGATTCTCAATACCATACGGGTGAATTTGATAGAATAAGCACACCATGTGCCTGGGATGAAAACGGTAAACCGACTATGTACTCCTGGGATAAAGGTCCTAACGATACAACTGAATTTGATAGCGAAGGTTATAAGAAGCATAATGAAAGAATTACTAACGGTACAATTCTATTCGGTAAGTACTATCGCGCCCTTTGGGATTAATTATGAAGAGTGTATTGGTTATTACCCCTACCACGGGGGCTCCTGAATTAGCTGATGCTGTATATTCGGTATTAAATCAGACGAACAAAGAGGTAGAGCACCTTCTAGTTGTAGACGGTGTTAAGTTTTCATCTAGAGTAGACAAGGTATTAAACGATGCAAGAATCATTACAGGTGGAAAAGTTAAACGAATTGACTTACCGTTTAATACCGGTGGGGAAGGCTTTTATGGCCATCGAATCATGGCTGGGTTTGGCCATCTTATCGATCACGATTATGTTCTCTTCCTTGATCAGGATAATTGGTATGAACCTAATCACGTAGAATCACTTATAAATATTATTGAAAGTAAGGAACTCGACTGGGCATATTCACTCAGACAGATTTTCGATAAAGATAAGAATTATATTACCAATGATAATTGTGAGTCGTTAGGTCGATGGTCTGCATGGGTAGGTGAAGACGTTCATCTAATAGATACAAGCTCGTATTGCTTTAAGACATCCTTCTATCGTCAAGTATGTCACATCTGGGATTATGGGTGGGGTGGAGATAGAAGATTCTATAGTATTTTAAAAGATCATATTAAACACGACAATTATGCGTGCACAGGTAAATACACACTCAATTACAGGTTAGGGGGAAACGATGGCTCAGTTCAAGCCGGATTCTTTATTGACGGGAACAAGAAACAGTCAGAAGTTTATACCAGCAGTTTTCCCTGGAACCAATGAACCAATAACGCGGGGTAGCTCAGTAGTAGAGCGTGGGACTCATAATCCTGAGGTCGAAGGTGCGACTCCTTCCCCCGCAACCATTTCTCCTAATATTATTTTAGGTTACAACTAATGTTAAATTGGTCAATAACCTGTTAAGAATATGATATAATTATGGACGAGAGGGGTATAAACCCTGCGTTGCAATTACTGCACGAGGACCGTTGTTCCAATCCAACGCCTTGACACCAGGAGCTTTTGGATCCATTGGACGAAGATCAGGTAAGCAAAAATTATTGCGACCATCTCCACCATATCTTGTACCCATCACAGAATACAATGCTGCGTTCTGTTGTACAGAAATACATTGCCCATTTGCTTCGAGAAATCCCATAGGAGCAAATGTCCCTGTGAACCACATTACCATACCTAAAAATATTTCCATGTTTATCTCCTGTTTAGATTATTTACCATTATTATTTATACCTGTCTTTATCCTTTAACCAGTCAGAAAACATTACACAAAAAACTGCGACTAAAGGCATCATGCATAACATGAAAAGCATGTCATTAAAGGTAATTACTATATTAAAGTACATTTATATTTCAGGGCCAGTATATATTGGTCGGCTACTTATACCTGAACCTAGTACACAGGCTTTGTCTTTATCAAATTGTACTAAAGTCCATGTCTTTGTTATCTCATTAACAAAAAGAGTAGTTCCACTTGTATCAATGCCATCCCCTTTGCCTACCCATATAGGTCGTTCGCCAGCTTGTTCAGTAAGCGCTTGAAATACCAACGCTGTGTCATCACAAACAACTGGTTTCTTTAATTGAAATGATTGAGCCATTACTGTAGGTACAAAAATTATCATTGTAAGAAATATTTTTAGCATATTGTAAACCTTTTATTAATTCTTTGCGTAGTTATCTAACTCTTTTTTCTCTGCTGCTTCTCTTTCTCGCTGCTGTCGTCTAACAAGCGCAGCTCTTGCTGCAACTTTTTCTTCATATATTCTTTTTTCTTCCGCTGCGCCATATATTGCAACACCACCCATAGCCATTGCAAATAAAATAACAGACCCTGCAATAAAATACATAGCAAATATAAACATGTCTGCCATTTTCTTTTTATGTGCTAATTGACGCTCTTCTTCTTCGCGTTGAGCTTCTGCGCGTTCTTTAAAAAGTCTAGTGCGCTCGGCAATCATCTGTTCCCAAATCTGTGGCTTGCCCAACTGCCAGAGAATCATATCTTTAAGTTCTCGCTCTGCTTGACGTAAAGCATCGCTATGCATAGCAATCTGAAGTGCCTCATGGCCAAGCTCGGCATCAGTTTTACCTAGACGACTAGCTTTAGCTTTTACCTTTGATCTTTCGCGATGTATTGCATCTGAGGATTCAAAAAACTTACTGAATTGACCCGTAAGACTGTTGATGTCTTTACCCAGTGCGATGGCTTGTTTAATATAACCTACTGCAGATTGAGCGGCAGTAAATGCTAGACCAATGGTAATTGGATCCATAATTAACTACCACGCTTACATATGTCTACATGCAGTCTATTAGAACAATCTTTAATAACCCATTCAACACAATATACTATACGATTAAAGACATCACCAGTCCACATCCAACGTGCACATACTTTTACTTCATTCGGTTTAAGTATTTCATTTTGCCCTGCAGCTGATAATGTAATAGTCAGTAGTATAACTACCAACCATCTTAAATTGGTAGCCACAGCCAAACACCTTGGCTCATTAAAATCGCACCAATAGCGCCGACACCTAAGCTTGCCCAGAACATGCCCATGCTAACAGCTAGTATAGCAGCAGACAATAAAACGATACTTAATTGTAGAGAGGAACCTGCAAACGTTAACCAAGGCCCGTGCTTTTTAGCATTGTCTCTTTCAGCTTCAAGCTCTCTGGCTTTTACCATTAATTCCTTTTTACCCTCACCTGTTTTAGGATCAGATTCATAACGCTCTATCTTAGCTTGTAGCTGTTCGCGTCTTTTAGGATCTTTTGCATCTTCAAGTTGACCTTCGGCGATAGATTGCTTAATAGATTTTGCTTGATAAAAGTTCCAGGTATCGTTAGCTTTAATTGTGTTTTGTAACACACTGCTACTGATACCATTAGCAATATATGTATTAATAGCTAGCATGGCCGCTATGACCGTAATAGTCCAGCCTGCTTTGTCCTTAATTCTTGCTTCGCGCTCAGAGCGGGAAAGTGTTATTACTTCTGTCATTTTTTAATACCTTTTACGCTTTTCTTTATTATTGGTTTTTTTTCAGTACTCTTTGCAACAGGTTTTTTTACGGTAGTTTTTCTAATTGTTGGTTTTACAGGTTTTACAACAATTGAATCTTTATGCTTAATAACCATTACAAGTAAAATTAAACTTAAATTTATTACAATAATCATTGTCCATGCTGCTGTCATGTAGAATAGATATTCAGATTGCAGCCTATTAACCACCATTGTATAAAACGTATCAGTTGTACTTACAATTTCCTGCTTATATTTTTTATAGTCATCTCCGAACATTAATATCTGCGCGGCAGTATAGTGATGAGTTTGTACATCATAATTTAATTCAGACCTCCCTTTTTCAACCCACGCAAAAGATTCAACTTCGAGTTTAGCGAGATTATTACTTAATTCTTCTGCCTTTAATAACTTATCTAATTCTGTTTGTAGGAACGGTACCGCCTTTACTCTGGCTTTAAAGGATTCTTTAATACCTTTTTCATCAGCAATTTCTCCGTTACGAATTTTAAGTATATTATTAAATTCGTTTAACCAATGCTTGTTTTTGGTTGTTACAAAATACCTTGCATAATTAGTTAAATCATCAGACGACTTAGCCATTACTCGGCTAAGAGAGGCAGCTTGATTTAATGTTATTAACTGAGATTCCGCACTCTTAAAGCAACTTAGTACAGCTAAACTACATAAGAATATAACCCCTGCAATAATGTATGGGGTTTTTTTAAATTCTAAAATTTTATCTATTATTTTCATGTCAGGCTTTTTATTAAAAGGGTTAGTATCTGTTTTACCTCAGCTTGATAATTAGTAAGTACGACCATACCTAGGCCTAAAGCAGCAGTGGGGAAGCTTTTTGATGGCGACGAAGCAGGAGCAGGTACGGGTGCCCTCCGTCTATTAGTAACTTTTTTGGTTACCATTTTATCTCCATTAGTTGTTATTTTTATGTAATGGTCACGAACACGTTGCATGTTCAGATAAAGTCATATATACTACGGTATTATTTATGAACTCTCAGATGCTATTCTATACTAATATCTATACGCGTGGAAATTACATTCATTTTCGTGGTTTCAAGGATGGTAAGCGTGTAAAGGAAAAGATCCCCTTTCAACCTACTTTGTACGTTCGTTCTGGTAAACCTTCAGAATTTAAATCGCTTTGGGGCGATAATCTTGAAAAAGTTAAATTTAGTACGATTAAGGAAGCTCGAGCATTCGTTGACCAGTATAAAGAAGTAAGTAACTTTCCTATCTTTGGCAATAGAAGTTATGGCTATCAGTTCATCAGTAAGATGTTTCCTGATACGATCGAATTTGATATTTCTTTGATGAAGATTGTAACTATCGATATCGAAACTACAACTGAATACGGGTTCCCCGATCCTAGGGTCGCACAAGAGCAAATTACACTTATATCAATACAGGACTTTAATACAAAGATAATTACAACGTTCGGTTGTGGGCCCTATCTAAGCAAGAAACCTAACTCGGTATACATTCAGTGTAAGGATGAATTCGATCTTCTACGTCAGTTTATTAATCATCATAAGTCTGATTACCCTGATGTAACGACGGGTTGGAATAGTCAG